ACTATTCCTCTGGAACGCTGGTTGGCAGTTCTTCCTATAACTAGAAAGCATACTCATGCTGTAGCACTTTCCGCATATCTTGTCGGCATCGGGTCTACTAGACTCCTTGATACAGAACGGGTTTGTCGCTGTGTTGGTATTGATTGCTTGTATACCGTCCAGCTTACCCGTCATCTTACTAACACTAACGGTCGGGATCATACACCACCTCCTCTTTGATTACACGGCACTCCTCGCCGTCCTTGATATAACTATCGCAAAAATACTTTGCATTGTCAAGCGTAGAGTTGTACGAAGAGCCATCACTGTCACGCTCCTCCCACTCCCACGTCTTACGGTTAAACTTCTGCACTACATACCATGTATCAATAGCCATACATTACACCCTCACGTCATAGACCTTGGTGGTCTCTTCGTCTTCATCACGGAACACTTGCACATTATCTTCGTTCCAGTCGATAGGACAATCCAGCTCGTTGATAGCGTAGTCCATTGCAGCTTGCTCCGCCTCGTCTTCATCCGATGACAGAACATTAACACGACGGCTGACAGTAATCGTCACATCGAACACGTACACGTGCTCCTTCAGCCTGTCAGAGATCTCGTCACACTTCACTACTGCATCGTGGAGTAATACTTCTAGCTCCTCGAAGTAATCACTGTGCGGACTGTTGATAACGTCATACCCAATGGCACTACGTATGACATTGATACACCGTCGGTGTTCTTCTATTTCTTGCTTGTCTGATAAACAGGCACTTGATCGCATCATTGTGTCATCTCCTCTACTTGTCTGTAAATACTATCAGCATACACACTCGATGAGTAGTCACTGATTACTTCTATCGCATCACTGGTACTCGTGACGTTGCCATACACAAACATAAACCAAGCAACAAACTCACCTAAGTCTTCACTCCACACACCCACGTCATCGAAGTCACACTGTCCCATATTGTCAAGGATTGTGAAGTGTTCTCTCGACTTTGAAACGTCGGCATACTCACCCTCACCACAGACAGTAATGCTCTTGTCTGGGTCACGTAGGACTACATCAACAAAGTAATCCGCTACTTTCTTCTCTGCAAAATGCATAACTACTACTCCTCCTCATAAATACAACAAGTCTCACACAGATAGGCTCCGCTACGATTACCAATGAGTATCTCACGTGTTGCTGTGTCCTCATATGGAAAACAATCTTGCACTAACCTATCTGTATAAAGATACAGACCTAAAGAATCTGTGTCAACTGTACGAGTGTGTACTGTCTTACACAGCATACACTTAGCTGACACTTTAGTTTTACTAAACAGATCTACTACTTCTCCCATAGTACTTCTCCATTAGCTCTTCCACGTTATCTTCCCAACACGACACACAGATACAGTCACCGTTGTCCTCTTGGTACACCTCCTTCTCATTGCGAAACCACTCATCGCACACAACACACTCAAAGACCATAGACATCAGAACATCTCCTCCGCTATCTCTAGCATCATCTCAATCTCATCAGGACTACTCCATTCGTCAGGGTACGGAGACATATCCTGCGCTGTCCGTATCAACTCCATCATCTCAGGTGGATAGATAGGACTGCGTCTACACGTAAGTAGTGGTGGCTCGAAACCAAACGCACCACACCCATGCACCACAAACAACTGAACAGCATCCTTGTATGACGCTCCCTCCACATCATGAAGCTCGTCATGATCCCACGGTTCACCACAATGTCTGCAATGAATATCCATTGTTACTCCTCCTATGAATTAACACGACCATCAGGTTCGATGCATAACCACATACCACACCACTTAACAACAACAGCAGGATCACACACCATCGGTTCAACCGTACGCCTAAACGTACGATAAGACATACCTTGATCAGACTGTCTCCACTTCCGCAACAAAGCCTGTTGCTGATTCTTAGTCAATGCAACCATCGCCCCACTTCTCCTCATCAATGATGTCGATTAGATCCATACGAAGATCAGCAAGCGTACTGAATATCTCAGGATACCTGTCGAACGCTCGCGGATTTATAGTTAACACTGACGACATTGCATCAACAGCAACACGCAATGCATCCAGCTTTTTCTGTGTATTTTCCATCAGTCAAACCTCCCAACACGTTGATTACCTACGCTGTCCTTGATGCCGAATATCGAATAAGGATACGCCCACATCGTCCACCCGTTGAAGTCAACACGAGCATACGGCTCCATCTTTTCATGCTCATTGTGGTACACACCATCATCGTCGATGTCACCCTTCCAATGGTCACTGAATCCGCCCCATTGATACAAGCTGTTCATCTCATCAGCTACTGTACTAATACCGCCACCTTCGAACCTTGCCGCTACAACACCACGAGCAAAGAACTCAGGGACGATGCCCAACCACTCACGATCTGCACGATCGTCGAAATATTGAATCATCATAATATTAACTCCAGTTAATTGCAGGACATAGCATGACGACTACCACCACACACCACACTTCACCACACTATGTACCTATTATCTCCTAAATGAGAATCATTGTCAAATAGGATTTCAGGTATAAAAAAACCGCTCTTTCGAGCGGCTGAGGTGTCACGTCTGAGCGGTTTACTTAGGTAAAATTTCGAACGGTTTACCTGAGGCTGATCTCCAGACCCATCCGGTAATTGGGTCGCGTTTTACCCATATTTCGCGATTGCCTAATGTTTTGCGAGTCCTCTTTGTGATGTTGTGCGCGAGCGCGCGTTGAATAAGGTCGCCAATAGTGACGACCTCGCGAGTTGAGATTTCAGAATATTGAACGTTCATTTTAGAGTACCTCCGCAACGAGTGCTTTTATTTCGTCATTCGTGTAGCCATTGTCGTGCGCTTTCTGGACGAATTCGCTCAGTAGGTGACGTAGTGCTGGTGCATCGCTCGCGAGTGGCTCCGATGTTGATTCAGTCTCTGCTGTTGGTTCCGACTGGTCAGCCGTCTCAGTCTCTGCTGTTTTTGGTGCGAGTTTCTCGTATAGCTCAGTGAGTCCGCTGGATTCTTTCGCCATCGCCTTGACTAGTTTTTGGCCGTCAGCTGGTGACTTGAGGTCGTGCCAGTCGTTCAGCTTTTTATCTGTCGCAGTCCATGTCTTAGCAATGCGACGTGCACGGCTTAGCATTGGTGGAATGGATTCAGGCTTTTTACCGCCAGCGATTAGTCCTCCTTCGTAACCGCCAATGAACTCTGCGATATCCTCGCGAGTCTTGACGTTCGTCAGTCCCTTAATCATTGCCGCCATGGGCTTAAGATCTGCCTCAAGCTGTGCCTTTGCTACTGCGGCTCCTGCGCCTCTATTGTCAATGTTAGTCATGATATTAACTCCAGTTAATTATGCCGCGCGGTATTGCGTCGACAGGTAAATATTACTAAATCCCCTAGTTAGTGTCAAATTAACTCCAGTTAATTCTAGTGCTATGAAGTACCTTCACAGACTCACGCACTAGCACATCACAGACCCCACGTCAACAGGGCAAATACCGTGCCAATAGCAAGATCCATGCCAAAAACTACACCGGGGGGCCGTATACTATACTGTGTAACGTAGTAGTAGCTGCTTAGACACAAAAAAGAGCAAAATTGAAAGACGTTATTACTAGTACTTTTAGTTATATATCAATAATTTACTATAATCCTAGGACATAAGACTAATCTGCACTGTAAAATCACAGAATCTGCACTGTAAATACAATGTTTTTTCCCTACAGGGGTTGACAAATGCTAAAAAGTATGCTATAATATACGTATATATAGAACTATAACGGAAAGTACGATGCATTAGGACTTAGTACTTATGCATATTACCTACAAGTATAGATAACAAACCCAAAAGCAATCTAGGTAGAGTCTATACAGTAGCACTCGCCAGAGGAAGCGAATGGAAAACAAAAAAAATCCTGTTGGTAGACCTAAAAGAAGTTCTGTTTCTAGTAAGACAAAGGGTAACAGAAAGTCTGTTGGTCGTCCTAAAGGCGATGCAGCAATAATAAACGAGTATAAGGCAAGGATGTTAAACTCGCCTCGCTCTCGCGCCGTAATGGATGCGATATTTGATGCAGCATTAGACCCAGAACATAAGAATCAATCAGCAGCGTGGAAGCTAGTTATGGATCGTATTCTTCCTGTTGCTGCATTTGAAAAGGATATTGTCAAAGATGGCGGTCGCAGTGCTATACAAATCAATATTAGTGGTGTTGGTGCTGTTGACGTGGGCGGTTCTGAAACAATCGAAGGAGAAATAGTAGATGAATCTTAAACATTTTGATCCTTCAGAGTTTAACTGTCAAGTCACTGGACATAATAACATGGAAAGGGACTTCCTTGAAAAGCTAGACAACTTAAGAGAGGCATGCGGGTTTCCTTTCGTAATCACCAGCGGGTATCGACACCCGACTGAGCATCCGATAGAGGCTAAGAAAGACGTACCCGGAACACATGCCCAAGGCATCGCGGCGGATATAAAAATAACAAACGCCGTGTTTCGCCTTAAAATTGTAAAGGAGGCTCTTGAGCTAGGATTTACAGGTATAGGTATTGCTGATGACTTTGTCCACGTTGACACCCGTGGAACAACACCTGTTATGTGGACATACTAATATGAAGTTTTCTCACGGTGATGCACTAACAGCAGGCTCTAGCAACACAATCCTAGACGTACCTGCTGGCTACGACGCTATTGTTACGTACTTGTTTATCTCTAACACTACAGGCAGCAGTAAAAGCATTGATGCTCGTTGGGTTCACAACGGTGTAAACATTGATTTCTTGTCAGGCAAAAACGTTGGCTCAAAAGAATTTCTAGAGTTTGGTGGACAGTTTGGTGAGTTCCTTGTAGCAAAAGAAGGAGACACGTTAAGCCTTACTCCAGAAGCTGGCTCTACGTTTGTTAGTATTATTTCTTTTGAATTAGTACCAGCAACACCAAGGTTAAACTTTTAATGGATCTAAACATTGAGTTACTGCCTTGGCAACAACAAGTCTGGGCAGACGACACAAGATTTAAAATAGTAGCTGCTGGGCGACGTACAGGTAAGTCTAGATTAGCAGCGTGGATGTTAATAGTAAACGCACTACAGGCGGACAGAGGACATGTATTTTACGTCGCACCTACTCAGGGACAAGCCAGAGACATTATGTGGCAAACCTTGTTGGAACTTGGGCACCCTGTTATTAGCGGTAGTCACATTAATAATTTGCAAATTAAGCTTGTCAACGGTGCTACCATTAGCCTAAAAGGTGCCGATAGACCAGAGACAATGCGAGGTGTCAGCCTTAAGTTCTTAGTAATGGACGAATACGCGGACATGAAGCCAGAGGTATTTGAGCAGATCCTGAGACCTGCTTTGGCTGACCAAAAAGGATGTGCAATGTTCATAGGGACGCCTATGGGCAGAAATCATTTTTACGAGTTGTACAAATATGCGGAGCTAGATGATGATCCTACGTACAAAGCGTGGCACTTTACTTCTTATGACAATCCATTATTGGACCCGGACGAAATTGATATTGCTAAAAGGTCTATGTCTTCTTATGCGTTTCGTCAAGAATTTATGGCTTCGTTTGAAGCCCGTGGTTCAGAGATGTTTAAGGAAGACTGGGTACGCTTTAGTGAGGATAAGCCGGAAATAGGAGATTATTACATTGCCGTTGACTTGGCAGGCTTTGAAGAAGTCAACAAGAAGAAGACTAAGAATTCCAAGCTTGACGACACAGCGATCGCCGTGGTTAAGGTCAATGAGCATGGTTGGTATGTTGACAATATTATATACGGTCGATGGTCACTTGACGAGACAGCACTTAAA